TAACATCAAACTATTATGATTGAGTTTGTCCCCTTAGTAAATGCTATGGTAGGTATATGTTTCTTCATGGCCCTTGGTTACATCTACTACATACTAAAGATGGCACATGAGGAGATGGCAGATGGGAGCGATGACACCCCCGAGCAGGAAGTCGTGTTACAACTTTCGTTGTTTGGAGATAAACCGTGTGGTTGATGGTGATACTATTGATGTCACCATTGATCTTGGGTTTGACTTATACAAGAAAGAAAGAGTTAGAGTTGCAGGAGTTGATACGCCGGAGAAGAGAACACGAAATCTAGAGGAGAAGGCTCTTGGAATCGACGCAACGAACTGGCTCAAAGAAAAACTGGAGTCGGCTATTGCTGGTGACGATGATCTTATTATCCGCACTGAACTTGACGGTGGGGTTGGCAAATATGGCCGTCTTCTTGGCTGGTTATACATTGGGGAGTCAGAAGTGTCTCTCAACGAACTAATGATCGCAGAAGGATATGCTCATGAATACGACGGGGGAACAAAAAATATGGACCTCGAAGCGCTACGAGAAGTCAGAAGGCTTCACGGAACTCTTGTGTAGGAGTGCAGTATGTGGGGGTGATGTTTTTATCCCCGATACAGAATACGATGGTACATCATTGGACTTTACATGCGATGTAGATCATACATAGTTTAGCTGTAATGGTCTCATGCAAAAGATTATCAATGGTGTTGCCCTGTTCTCTGGGTGTGTTTCACTTGGTTTGGTTGTAGGTGGTGCCACCTTGTACCTTCAGAAAGATAATATTGTCAATAATATCAAGGTTCAACTGATCAATGGTGTATCCGAGTCAGTAAAGGGTATGCTTCCAGGTATGGTCGATGGTGCAATGCCTGAACTTCCTGGTAAAACTGGTGGAGCGATGCCTTCTGGTCTTCCATTCTGATGAACCATGTGGTTTTTACTATTACTCGCCTCACCATCCTACGCACATGTAGCGGGTGAGCCATGTCCTACTACGCTTCAAGCAAAGGCGTCGGTTATTGTAGGTGACTTAGATGGATATCAAACCGATACAGATAAGACAGTTACGGATACCGAAGGTAGACTCTCAGAGTTTACCTCCTCCAGTAGTATCTTCCCTTAATCCTCCAATTACTGTCAACATTGGATTACCAATTGTTGATATGCCTGGATGTGTAGAAGCTCGCAATGATAACAATGGATCAAAAGCACTTTTTGGGGATGACCCTGAGGGCGTGGTTACGCTTTGCGGTCCTGGGGTTCCCAGTTATAACGCTATTAATTATGAACCTGAACAGATGATTCTGACTGGTCCTGCGGAGACACCTCCAGTAGAACAACCAGTTGCACCACCTGTTCCTAAAACTCCTGAAGTAAAACCTCCTCCAACACCAGAGGTTAAGTGTCCGACAGAGGCTCAAGTATTAAAAGAGCCTATCGGAACACTGGTGGATGGTGGAACTAAAAAGATTATTGAATACAGATTGGTAGGTGCTGAATGCATACCAGTCAAGGAAGATCTAAAGATACCAGATCAAATTGTAAAGGCTATACCTACTGCAGGGGCCATTACTACTACAGCATCTATCGCAGTAGTTGCAACTACATCAGCTCTATTAGCAAAACCATTGGCTGACCTGTTACTTAAGGTTGTCAAACCAACGGTGAAGAAAGTAATTAAAAAGGTTGCTGCTATTCGTGGTAAAAAAACTATTGTCGAATCTGTAAAGGACCGCCGAGCACAGCAGCGGATCCGGTCGCACGCGATTCGGAAACTGAAGGGGAAGGAATAGAATGAACGTGTTGTGGAATGACACCACCAGGATTAGTTACCATTACGTCCTGACAGATTGCAGCATACTGTGTTCCTGGTCTGAACATAATACCAGCCTTTATTAACTCACCGCAGTTCTTCAGTCTTGCAATCTCAAAGTCCAATCTCTTATTGGCTGTGAGTTGTTGTTGCATTGCAATCTGTGTGGTCGCTGCATTCTTACACAACTCTTGTAATTCTTTGTCTAATGGATTAGACAACGTGGCTGATATACCTAAAGACAAATTATAACTATCTTTCTGTCCTGTTCTTGTGGGAACATGATAGAGAATATTACCTGGGTTATCTAATGAACCATCTTCATCTAGATCCCTCATATCATAGACAGGATCATTAAAGTATGGTTCATAGGGTGACTGGAAAGATCCAGACCCTGTTATGAAGGGAGTAATGTTAAGGGTGGCACCTTGACATTGGATACCTCCACCATAGGTATTTGTAATGTAAGGTCCCTGAAGGACTTGTATAGCTTGGTTTGTAACACTGCCTGAGGAATTAGCAATAGGAGAAGCAGTAGCAGACACTCCACCAACAGTCTCAGCATAAGAAGGACAAGCAAAGAATAATGATACTATTGCTGGAAGATACTTGTAGTATCTGTAACACTTGTTACGGTTGTTTCTCTTTGGATAATCGTATGATTGCTCAACCCTGGACCCTTGTAAGTCTCCGTGAACTGAAACGCAGCTCCGGGAATCGTTTGAACGTAGGTGGGTTTGGAACTTACTCCTGTCCATTGTGAAGTCACTCCATTAATATTTACGGAATTTGCTCCTGTTCCAGGAGATAGATTACCGTTGACGGTGATACCACTTCCCGTTGCCGTGTATTGATATCCCGTGTTATAATCCATTGAATTGATAGTCTCATTCACCGTCGATGTCGTCTCGGTGTGACTCGTCATGCTGCCCTGCGTGAAGTTCGGGACTACGGGGACCGCCAATGCAGTGGCACCTGATGTAAAGGTTACCACCACACACGTCACAATAGACCGCATCATCTTTCCAGAATGGGTCATCGCGAGGGTCCTCAGTCAATGACAGTAATTTCTGAAACGAATTGTCCGGTTGCGCTTGTACCAGCACCACCTGCAGTCAGACCGATTGCACCAGCAGTACTCAAAGTACCTGCCAGGTCACCAGCTGCACCAGCAGCATAAGAAGTCTGACTGGAGAAGTTACCTACCGTGCCTACCGTCGCGGCACTAGTCGGAACAGCATCGCCTTGAATATAGGAAGTTGAATACGAGAATGCATTTCCGTTTGATGCCTGGGTTGCAGCAATCGTTCCGGGAGCCATGACACCACTGGTAATAGTTCCAGCAGATACAGTGCCTGCAGTAGTTCCGTCAGTGGTATTCACACCACTACCTGAGATAGAATACTGAGAACCTAGCCTAGTAGATGTAGTTCTTGCAGCGTCAACGGTAAGTTGAACTGACGAAGACATACTATGAACAAGTCCGCCTGCGTTCGCAGTTCCGGCGGTCAACAATAACATTCCAAAAGCAATAAATGCTTTTTTCATACAACTCTCATAGAGACTATGTATATTTAGAAACTTAAATGTGTGTATCACAGGACACTTATTATCTTAAGAGATAGTAAAACCCGTAAATAATTATGTATCCCTAAGTTACAACAATGGACCCTGAGGCAACTACTGGTCTAGAATTTAAGAGTAAAGTTTGTGGTAAATGCGGAGCGAAGTGGTTAAATGGACAGCACTACTGGAGCACTGGTCTCGTTGGAGATACTAAAACCCTATCTAACCTCGTTTGTGGTTTGGTGGAATCTCCTGATTGTATAAATCCTGACCATAAGAGAGGTCACATCTACGGAGAGAAAGACACCTGGGAAAAGAGACGTAATTTTATTGACAACAATTATAAAGGGAGTGGTGACAATGCCCCGTGGAAAAATTATGAAATATGAGGTTCTATCTAGAATCTACAGACTTAAAGAAGAACTTTATACAAGAGATGAACTGTCCTGGAAAGATAGGAAGTTGGCAGACGAGTACCTAAGTAAACTCCTAGAGTACGTTTCATCGTTCAGTTATTGAACTGTCACATCGGTGTTGACAGAAGGACGGAAGCCCCTTAATATAAATACATGGACGAGGTGAGGTTTTCCTCACCATCCAACACGCCTTACCAAGACTAAACAGCGTGTCAAAATAATAGTCTTTCATACCCACTCTGGAGGGTAGAGTGGGAATACTATACCCAGTACCACCCCGTACTACTACATAACCCTTTTTCAAATCAATGGCTACTTCAACTCTCTCAAGGTCCCGCCAGTCAGGCTGGGATAACTTTACTGAGTGGGTAACATCAACCAACAACCGTCTCTATGTCGGTTGGTTCGGTACCCTGATGATCCCTACTCTTCTGGCTGCAACCACCTGTTTCATCGTTGCCTTCATCGCTGCTCCCCCCGTGGACATCGACGGCATCCGTGAGCCTGTCGCTGGTTCGCTCCTGTATGGCAACAACATCATTTCTGGTGCTGTTGTTCCTAGCTCCAACGCAATCGGACTTCACTTCTATCCCATCTGGGAAGCCGCTTCACTCGATGAGTGGCTGTACAACGGTGGTCCTTACCAACTGGTAGTATTCCACTTCCTCATTGGCATCTTCTGCTACATGGGTCGTGAGTGGGAACTGTCCTACAGACTGGGTATGCGTCCCTGGATCTGTGTTGCTTACTCTGCACCTGTTGCAGCTGCATCCGCAGTCTTCCTGGTATATCCTTTCGGTCAAGGTTCATTCTCTGATGGTATGCCCCTGGGTATCTCTGGTACCTTCAACTTCATGCTTGTCTTCCAAGCTGAGCACAACATTCTGATGCACCCCTTCCACATGCTTGGTGTGGCTGGTGTCTTCGGTGGTTCACTGTTCTCGGCAATGCATGGTTCACTGGTTACCTCCTCACTGGTTCGTGAAACCACTGAGTCTGAGTCCCAGAACTACGGCTACAAGTTCGGTCAAGAAGAAGAGACCTACAACATCGTCGCAGCCCATGGCTACTTCGGTCGTCTTATCTTCCAATACGCCTCATTCAACAACAGCAGAAGTCTTCACTTCTTCCTGGCAGCCTGGCCTGTTATTGGTATCTGGTTCACCGCCCTTGGCGTGTCTACCATGGCCTTCAACCTGAACGGCTTCAACTTCAACCAGTCCATCCTTGATGGTCAAGGTCGTGTCCTGAACACCTGGGCAGACGTTCTTAACAGAGCTAACCTGGGTATGGAAGTAATGCATGAGCGTAATGCTCACAACTTCCCTCTGGACCTGGCAGCTGTAGAGACCACCCCCGTGGCATGTCTCCAAGCTCCTAGCGTAGGCTGATATAAGTTACAACTGAATATTACAGAAAGGAGGGTCGCACCCTCCTTTTTAATGTTATAAAATAGTTACTACACAAAACTTTATATGTTTGAAGTATTCTTCTTTATCCTTCTATTCTGTGGGTTCGGAGTCCTTCTAGGTCTGATAGGTATTTTATCTGATTGACCTCTAAGGTAAAGTTGTGTAAACTAAATATGTTAAGAATTCAAAGAGGTCAATTAATTGGCATCAAGTACACTTTCACCACCGGTTATTCAGGAGGGATGGTTTGATAAACTGGATGACTGGCTTAAACGCGATCGGTTCGTTTTTGTGGGCTGGTCTGGTATTCTGCTCTTCCCTACAGCTTATCTTGCTCTTGGTGGGTGGCTTACTGGGACAACTTTCGTCACCAGTTGGTACACCCACGGTCTGGCAAGTTCGTATCTTGAGGGTGCGAATTTCCTTACAGCAGCAGTTTCGACTCCTGCTGACGCTATGGGTCATAGCCTTCTTCTTCTCTGGGGTCCTGAGGCTCAGGGCAGTTTCGTCCGTTGGGTACAACTCGGTGGACTCTGGCCTTTCGTCGCGCTACACGGTGCATTCGCTCTCATAGGCTTCATGCTCAGGCAGTTTGAAATTGCTCGTCTCGTCGGTATCCGTCCCTACAATGCTATTGCTTTTTCTGGCCCTATCGCTGTCTTTACTAGCGTCTTTCTCCTATATCCTCTGGGACAGTCGTCCTGGTTCTTCGCGCCATCGTTTGGGGTTGCCGCTATTTTCCGCTTCCTACTTTTCCTCCAGGGATTCCATAACTGGACGCTCAACCCGTTCCACATGATGGGTGTCGCCGGTATCTTGGGTGGAGCATTACTTTGTGCTATTCATGGCGCGACAGTAGAAAACACGCTCTACGAAGATGGCGAACAGTCAAATACCTTTAAGGCTTTTGAACCCACGCAAGAGGAGGAAACTTACTCGATGGTTACTGCGAACCGTTATTGGTCACAGATCTTCGGTGTTGCTTTTAGTAACAAGCGTTGGTTGCATTTCTTTATGCTCTTCGTTCCCGTCATGGGTCTCTGGACTAGTTCTATCGGTATTATTGGACTCGCTCTTAATCTACGTGCTTACGACTTTGTATCTCAGGAGATTCGTGCAGCGGAGGATCCTGAATTTGAGACCTTCTACACTAAGAACATTCTTCTGAACGAAGGACTCCGTGCTTGGATGGCACCTGCTGACCAACCACATGAGGACTTTGTATTCCCTGAAGAAGTACTTCCTAGAGGTAATGCGTTGTGATTAATTCATTTGGTTTCCTTGTACTCCGACTTTGTGTCGGAGTGCTTTTGATACATCACGGATTTGAAAAACTAAATGATATTGAGAACTTTGCAAATGCTTTCGTAAGACCATTGCATTTACCATTCCCAATCTTCTTGTCCTACATTGCTGCCTTCTCTGAGATCGCAGGTAGTTGGGCATTGATTGTAGGACTGGGTGCTAGACTCGGTGCTCTCTCCATTGTGGGTACCATGTCGATTGCCATCTACCACGCAATCATGACCAGTGGATTTAACATCTATCTGTTGGAACTACTCGGTCTATACTGGGGAGGTGCTATGTGTATCCTTCTCAATGGTGCTGGTATGTTCTCCATCGATGAACTCATCAAGAGAACATTTGGTAATACAACTACAGTATTAAGACAAAACTTTAAGGCAATGTACTAATGGCATTCCTATACTTCGCACTCTTCGCCATCCTTGCAGGATCGGCATTTGCACTGATGTATGCAAACATCCAGGCTATCAGTCAGATGAGCAGACCCATCAAACGTAATCGTCATCCAGAAGCACCTGAGTATGGTGAAGAGGTGATGTATGTAGATTTCTCTAGAGAAAAACTAGAGGAACTTTACAACAAAGATATTGATTGATATACTTAGGTGATTGAATCTCATATATAAATTATGAAAAAAAGTTATGACGATTCAAATTGGAGAAGAGAGTATCAGGCAATGAAAGTTCTGTCTGAACATGCTACCGATCTCCTTAATCACGGTGCCAAGTCCCTATCAGGGTCTTGGTATCTTGCTGCGATGTATAATGACTGGAAGAAGAAAAAGGGATATCATAAACTAGATCCCAAAGAGAATGAAGGTCAACATCAATCATCATTCAAAGAATGGAACAAGTCAGTCGATGAATGAACACAGTATCCGCCCCCTAGCACAAGAGCTAGGGGGTTATCTATTAGGTCTACTTACAATTTCAATTCCGTTTCTTATACTACTATGAACAACTTCTCAGTCTACTCAAAGATTGGATGTCCTTACTGTACAAAAGTAATCAACGTTCTCAAGTTAGCTGAACAAAGTTACTCTGAATATAAACTTGGTAGAGACTTTGACAAACAAGAATTCTACGGTAGATTTGGTGAAGGTTCTACATTCCCTCAGATCTCTGTTGACGGTAGATTGCTAGGGGGATGCGCAGAAACTGTTAAATATCTCAAAGAGAATAATTTGGTGTAATGGAAGAAGAACTATACGATATTGTTGAACACGCTATAGATCATGTATTCTATGGTAGATACGTTCTCGATATGTATCAGTATCTAAGAGACACAAAGGTATCTAAGACACTCATTGAACACTTCCTGATGAGTTGTACTGCATCAGAGATTAAGTCCCTGGTCCTGGACCTTGAGGGATATTTAGAGGGAGGTGGTGATGACATGCATAGACAACTCAGGGAAGGTTACGGTCACCTAGGTAAACCAGAGGGTCGTAAGATTAAGAACTACCTAGAGAAAATTTTAAGTGACGCAGAGAGGTACAAGAATGACAAAAGACCTGGAAGAAAAAGAAGGACCACTAAATAATGAAAAGTTAGACTCCCCTACTATGAATAGGGGGTTTGAACTTTTACTCAGAAATAAAAAAAGGAGAGAACCACCGAAGACTTTTCAGTTCAAGTTTGGAAAGATGGTATCATTCCTCAAAAGAGAGATCCATTTTTCTTTAGACATTCAATTTGACATAAGAAAAAAGGAGGGCTAACATGTTAGCAGTCACACTCACGTTCTCAGGTATTATTTCGTTACTGTTTCTCCTAGTAGGAGGAGTTATCGGATATCTTCTCAAGGAATATGTGCATGACAGAACCTCACAATACATCCCAACACATCCTGAGATGTTTGATGAAAACGGAATGTTGATACCCGACGATGTTCTTGCTGTCAGATTTGAAAATCAAATTGAAGACTTTGAGTCTGAGGATTGACACCCCCGTAAACATAACCTATACTGATTAAAATGGCAACCAAATCATTCACCGTGAAAACTAAATTACCTCCCAATCCATTTGTTCATGAGATTCTGGAACAGGTATCTAAACAGAGAACAAAGGCAAAGAAGATTGAGGCATTGAAAGAGCATAGGAGTGATGCACTTGTGTCACTTCTTATTTGGAACTTTGATGACACTGTAATCTCCATGCTTCCTGATGGAGAAGTACCTTACGAGAGAAGTGAAGTACCTCTAGGAACTGACCATACATCTCTCCGTAAGGAGTATCGTAATCTTTATCACTTCGTAAAAGGTGGTAATGATAGTCTCTCCAAGACACGTAGAGAATCAATGTTCATCCAAATGTTGGAGGGACTTCATCCTACCGAGGCTGACATTCTGTGTCTGGTAAAAGATAAACTCCTTGCAACGAAGTATAAGATCACCCGTGCTGTTATCGAAGAAGCATATCCTGATATTCAGTGGGGAGGTAGGTCTTGAGTGATAAGATCAACTTTCTCTATCAAGACTGTGATCCAACGGTTGCCGATGATAAGAAACTTCCGACTAGTGCATTTCTTGTAGAGTATCTACAGGATGGTATCACCAAGTTTGATATTGTCACATCTTATAAGCAAGTAGATATCTTTGATCATTACTGGGATAATTATCGTGGTGATTTTAAGAACATGACACAAGCAAAAGGGACAGTCAATCCAAAACTGTATGGTGTAGAACCAAAGAAACCTGAGAAGAAAAAGAAGTCATGAAGGGATTCGATATTAAATTTGAGGGGATCGATATGGATCCCGATCAGGTACAAGAACTTCTGAGAAAGTATAAGAAGATCAAGAAGTATCAGAAGACCAACCTGTTTGCTGTCAAGACCATGGATGGGACAGAAGATTATGTGTCCGAGCTTGTTAAAGAAGGTGAGGATTACAAGACATTTGACTAAATAACTTCAGCGGTCTATAATAGACCTGTCGTTCATCCCTCACTGAGAGGGACGCAAGTAAGTCGCGGAACGGAGCGTTCATCCCATGGTAGAAATTCTCTTTTACGCTTCAATCGCTTGTCGTGATGCTGATGCAATCATGCTTCGGGTTAATCGGCAGGAAAACTTACCTGAAAAGGTAAAGATTGAATTAGTAAAAACAATTGAAGAGGCAACTCCTCATTGTCCATGGGACGCAAACGACTAAAGGAACGGACCTAAAAATCCAACTACTTTAGGAGTCAATCATGAACACACTTAACATGATCAGAAGGCAGCTCAAGAAAGCTGCCGCACTTCACGACGCACAAATCAATCACACCTCTTATCGTGGTGTTGAGTATGACACCCGTTGTGTAGAATCGAAAGAGACTCACGGTACCTTCTGCTATCGTGGTCGTACCTACGCCAAGTGACTTGTCACTCGGTTAACCATCTGTTATACTAGGGGGACTTGTCCCCCCTTTTTTGTATGGA